CCAGAAGAGGCGCCAGGGGTCTGGCTACATCAGGAGACGTAGCGAATGGCGGCCATGCGGCCGTTCTCTGCAATGGCCACACCGTTGTAAGCAACGGTCTCGATGTTGGTCACGCCACCGTCAGCGCGTCGCATCTCCATCGTGTAGAAGCCTGCGTTGATGAGCGCGTCAGCCTCACGGGGGAGAGCAACCTGCTGATGCTTGCTAATGATTGCGCCATCAGTGAGCAGCATTCCCAAATCATCGCCCGAGTCGGTATCCAGCTCCGAGTTGAGGTAAACGTCGACAGCGCCGAAGCTTCCAACGTATGCGCCTGCGCTTGCGTTGGCCAAAAGCTGCTGAATCTGCGGCGCCATAGCAACCGCGCCGCCCAAGCTAAGGGCATCGTCAGCAAGGTCCTTGGCACCCTTGACGGTCACGAGACCGAGCGCACGCCCCTGGGCAGCACCACGGTTCTTGAGGTCAAGGATTCCCTCGTTCAGGGCCGACCAAGTCAGGGGCACGCCAGTGCTGCCAATGGTGTTGGTGGCAGAAGAGGCCAGCGCAGCAATCTGGTCAACAAGGCTGTTGAGCCAAACGCGGGTACCCTCATAGGCAAGCAGAGCCTCCACATCGGGGCCAATCTCACCCATGAGCAGGCCAGCCTGGAGGCTACGGGAGTAATCCGAGACCTGACGGGCAAAGGCCTTGCGGCTGGGCGTGACAGTGACGTTGGTGGTGCTAAAGTTGGTCAGGCTGATGGTCTGACCCTCAGTGCGCGCTGCCAGCTTGCCCTGTCCGAGTGCAGCGAAGCTGACACCGTAGCCAAGAGCCCCAAGCATCTGGCCCACACCAGCATCCTTGGAAAGCATGTTCTGCATCACAGGGTGCGCAGCTGCTTCTTGGTTCTTGTTTGCTTCGTTGAGCGCGGCCATGATGCCGCGGGCAGTTGCCGCGTTGTTTGCGTCGCCGATTCCAGCGGTGGAAAGCCAGTTACCTGCAGCCATTGTTAAACTCTTGGCGTGCGCTTGGTACTCGTTTTCCGCTCGGCAGCGTGCGCGTGTTTATGTGGTACATCACACGGGGCAGCGTGTCAAGTGCCCCGCGCTGCCCTCATCACATCAGCGATAGTAGCGTCAGCAGGCAACGCAGCCAGGCGGTCATTGGCGCTGGTGTTGCTCTTGCGTGCCGCGCCCCTGTCCACCTGTGGTGGGGTGCTCTTGGGTGCTTGTGGCGCTTCAGGCACGTAGCCCTGCAGGATGCGCGGAATCTCAACCGCAGGCGCCTCGTCAGGGTTGGCTCGATGCGCTCCCAGGCCCTCCAGTTGCTTCTGCCACCACTGCGCAGGGCTCTTGCCCCGTGCTGCCTCAGGCTGTGCCTCCCAAGCCTGCCGCACTGCAGAGCGGCCCAAGCTGTCACGGATTCCGGCTTCGTTCAGGAGCAGGTCCTCCTGATGCTGCTGGGCCAGCCCTGCCACCTGGGCTGCTGTGTCAGCCTTCAGCTTGTCCAGCTGGTTCTCATAGGCCTCCTGGAGCGTCTCCAGTTGGCGCCCCAGCTCAGCCATTTCCTCCCTTGTCTGGTTGCGCTGCTCCACCACCGAGCGGAAGCGGTCATACGGCACGCTCCTGCCGCTGGGCTCGTCATCGTAATCGTTGCCCTGATTGCGAGACAGAGCAGAAGCAACGGCGCGCTGTACGCGCTCGGCCAACGTGTTGGGGTCATCACTCATGGGTCAGGGCTCCTCTTCAGGGTCAATCAGTAGCCACACGGGCAGTCTTCTGGTTGTCGATTGCAGCCATAAGCGCCTCGGCAGTCACACCTGGGAACGCGCTTTGCAACGTGACCAGGGCTGCAGTCTCGTTAATGGTCCCGTCAGCAACGCTCTTCAGAACGTCCATAAAGGCAGCAACCTGCGCCCCATTGAGGCCAACCGGCTGCTCTGGCTCACCGCCCACAGTGATGCTATCCACGGGCGCTGCGCTGTCTGTGCCTTCTGCCTCGGTTCCCTCTGGCTGCTCAAACTGCCCATCAGCCATGCCAAGCGCCTCGGTGACCTCACCGCGGAATAGCACGCCATAGGGGTCCTCATTCAGCAGCCCGTCCACCAGGTCAGCCCGGTTGGCCATCGCTGCCACGCGGCGCAGCACCTCAGAATCAAGGCGCCTGCATTCTGGGTAGGTCTTGGCAATCAGGGCATTGAGTGCCTGCTGCTCATAGGCCAAAGGCTCACCACCGGTCTTCTCGAATCCGATGGGCAGCCCCAGCCCTGCCATGGCCGTCAACTCATAGTCGCGGATGGCGCGGCCAACTGACTCCATATCTGCGGCCGGGCTGTCTTGCCAATGGCTGCCAGGGCGCTCAGGGTCAACGTCCACCCACTGCAAGATGGTCTCTGGCCCTGTCTGGAACCCTGCCTGACCTGTGGCGCTGTCCGTGTCCAGGCCCAGCAGACTCAGCCCCCGCACGTTGCGCTGTGGGTGCCCTGCGTCCCTGATGCCAGCAAGCCAATGGGTGTAAAGCGTGCAGACGCTCAGCGTAGTCTGCACCAGCGGGTCAGTGGCGTAGGGGTGCCGAGTATCGCCGACAACCACCAGCCGGTGGAACGGCGTTCCATCTGAGTAGCGCCACCAATAATCGTCACCCTCAAAGGTCCTGCCGTGCAGGTCCTGGGTCACGTCCTCCCCGTTGATTTCCGTGCGGAACGAGGGCGCTGCCAAGTCGCTCAAGTCGTACACATCAACCGCCAGCTCAGTCCGCCCATCCATGTGCCGCAGTCGCTCATGGCGGATGATGGTGGGTTCCATGGGGTCATGGCTGTGGTATTCGATGTGCAGGCTGTCAGGCTTGACCACCTCCAGGAAAATCTGCCGCGCCCGCTCGCTGTAGCCAATCAAGAGCCCCGCGTATCCAGCCCCCAGCCGGTACTTGTAGGCCTCCCGTGCTGCGCTGATGAGGGTGGAGGGCATAGGGCGCCCTCCTGCCATGCCATACAGGTCCACTGTAGTGCGCGCGCTTTGGTCACCCAGCAGCGTGGCCAGCTGCTCAGACAGCCCGTCCACCAGCGGAACCGGTGTGTCATGGGCGCGGTTGACACGGCGCACGTAGCCAAGCAGGGTGTTGCGGGTCATATCCAGAGGCCCCAGCATATCGGCTCGGTTGCCAAGCTCAGCGCGCGCGCGGTCCCTCACGTCCTCGAAGTGGCCCCCGTCAAGGATGCGCACGGCCAACTCAACCTGCTGCTGAGGCGTGCGGGCCCGCCAGCCTTGATAGCGAAACATGGGGGCTCCTTCAGTGTGCCAGGTTCTCGACCAGGGGAACGCTAATATAGCGCAGAGCGTCAATGCCATGCTTGAATGGATTGGTGGCAGAAGTTGAGCCATTCCATTCATTTAGGTCTCTTATCAGGTCGCTGCACCCTGGGTCCACTGTAAAGCGCGGGGGGTCTGACACCTGGAGCCGGTGCAGAATCTCAGCACCCTCCCACACGCTCTGGTCAAACTTGCGCGGGGTCCTCATAAACCTCAAGGGCTTGGGCAGCTTCTCAGACCAGCCGCGGCGCTGGGTGTCATGCCCCAGGGCCTCCGCAATGGCTGCCTTGAGTCTGGTGTTGCTCTTCTTGCCCCCTCGCTTGTCTCCATGGTGGGCGCGGTCCCCAATCCAGTGGTCAACGTCCTCCAGCCTGAAACCGTGTGATTCCAGCAGGTTGATGATTGCTTTGGCATCATCGCGGGTGTTGGTCCGTCCTTGCCCAGACCACTCAGCCAATACATGGATGCAGCTATAGAGGCCCCGTCCACCGCATGCCACGACGATGACCCGCTGGCTGCCAGGCTTGCTGCCGTGGTCAATCCCAACACCCAAGCGCCACCCTGCAAGCTGGTCCAGTGGCTTGGCCTGTACCAAGTCCCCACGCCATGCAGAGAAGTAGGCGCTGTCCTGTTTCGGCGTGCGGCTGCGGCCCATCCGCATGTCGGCTTCAACACGGCTTAGCCCTGCCTCAAACTGCCGTAGCTCTTCCACTGTCATCCATGGAAGCTCCACCAGACCACCCCGCGGGGTCACTGCATCCAGACTTAGAGGGATATGCAGCTGCCCCGCCCATGGGCGCTGCTCATCGTCCACCAGGCTCCAGAGATAATCCACCTTGTGGGCCGTCCCCAGCGTTGGAGTGAAGCCCTGATACATGCGACCATCACGCCCCAGAAGGCGCGGCCACAGCTCGTTATAGACGTTCTCAGGCAGGGGCTCATCAGTGATCACACAGTTGGCCCGTGGCCCTGCCAGGTTCGAGGCCTTGAAGGTGCCAAGGCGCAACTCACCGCCCTTGCCAGGCCCTGCCACAATGTCAAACACCTGCAGCCGCTGGCCCTTCATGCCGCCAGCTTCGTAGCGCACTCCCTCCTTCAAGTAGCCCTGCAGCCTGCCTGTCATCATGTAGCGGATTGTTGAGCCCAGCTGGCTCCAGGTGTTTCCAGCCAGGATGACCGTCTGGGGCCCCGGACGCTGCCAGTGCAATGCGCCCTCAATCGCCCGCGTGGCCAACTCAGCCAGCCCGCGGCTCTTGCCAATCCCGTTCGCGCCCCACATCACTGTGAGCTTGTAGGGGCTGTCAAACAGCGCCTGCTGTGGATTGGTCCAGCGGTCTGTTCTACCAGCTCGCTGCGCCCGTGCATCCAAAAGGAGGGAGCGTGTCATACCTTGCCCCTGTACTGACAGCCGGGCGCGTGCTCTGTCTTGGGCAACTCCTCAAGCAGTTGAGAAGCCAGCGCCTCACGCGCCAAGCACCACGCGTCTGGGTCTTCTTCTGCGCCCTCCACCACTACATCAAGCAACAGGTCCCCTGCCAAGCTGTAGCAGTAGTCTTCTTGCAGGCATCGGGCGCAAGCAGTCACGATGAGCGCACCAGCCGCAACTCCCCGCCCGTGACCGACAGCCCGTACCCCACGCGGTTGAGCCATTCACCCACGTAGGTTTCCAGGTCCTCATCAGTTGCCTGCTGGGCATCCTGTGCCACCTTCTCAGCCCACTGCTCTGGTGTGAGGTTGGCAGCGGTCAGCGCCTCCCCTTCTGCTGCCTTCAACTCCTCAAGCTCTTTGCCAGCACGGGCAACAGAGCGAAGCGACTGCACATAGGCGACCGACCCAGGCGCCGCAGTTTCCACACCATGCTGGGCGCGCTCAAGCACCCACTCCGCACGCTGCCGCGCAGTCATGGCAAGCAGGTCATCACCCAAGTTGGTGTAATCACCCATTTTTTTTCCTGTGGGGGGGTTTTTCGGGCAGAGCAATACGAC